TCTTTTTACTTCACGCATTGCTTTATGCAATTGTTCAGCTTTAGTTCTATGTTTAACTTCTTTTTTAAATTGTTTATAAGTTGCCTCATTTAACAATTCTTCTTTAATAATATCTTGTAAGTTCATATTCTCTTTATACATTTTATATTTTGGCTTTTCAGCTGATTTCCAAATAGCTTTATAGTCTTTAACTTTAGAATCACTTGGCATACCAGCTGGTGCTTTAGTATATCCTTGAGATACTGCTGTTTTAGTAGCTACATTTGTTTTTTGACCTTTTTTAGCAAAAGCAAATGGAGTTGAATAACCAGGCACACCAGCAGTAGTAGATTCTTCCTCTAACACATCACGTACTAATTGCTTGATAAGTTCTTTTAAACTCATTACTTAATGGCTTTTAATTCTGCTATTAATTGATGATATTGTAAAAGAGAAACTACATTCTCATCTTTTACATTTTGATTTTTATCTAATGGAGTCAATAAAGTAATAACTTCAGTCAATTTAATTTGAACTGTCTTATCAACCACTAATGGTGTTAATTCAGTTAATGCTTTTTTAATTGTAGCATATTGTTCATTAACAAATTCTCTCAATTTAACAGTATTAGTAACATTATTAATGTATTCTTTTAATACTGATTTTTGTGCTTGAGATAATGTTGAGTATTTTTCGTTAAATTTCTCTAACAACATTTTATATGCTAATATACGTGTACCCGTATCCATTTTACCATACTCTTCTAACACGCGATTTTTTACATCTTCAACATTAACTTCTTTACGAGTGATGTGTTCAAGTAATGTTACTTTATTATCAATAACTTGAGAAGGCTCAATGAATTCTAATGATCCATGAGCTTCAATTAAATTAGATACAGCAGCATATTGTGAATAGTTGCTGATTTTGGCTTTAAAGAATCCTTCGATATCATAATGATTACGAATTTCTTTAATAATATTGTACTTTTCTTTACGTAAAGCCGTTTTATTTAAACGTGAAGAAAGTTCAAGTACTGAATTGATTAATGATTCAGCTTTACCTTCAGATAATGCTTTAGATGTAATTAATGCTTGGTATAATTTATGCTCTTTTGTTAGCTCCGTTTTACCAAAAAACTTTTTAACAATACCGATAGCGGCAGAGTCTTTACCAGACACAGTGTCTGATGCAATCTGACGCACTAATAATTCAAATAAGATACCAGTATTTTTGTATTTGCTGTGTTTAATTTTCATAGTGTAAGTGTGCACTACCTATAAATATATAGTCGTTATATGCCCTTGATATTATTTTCGTTAAGTAATGATGGTTCTTGATCAGGTCCAAATACGATTTCCTTACGTAATTCCGTAGGAATAGCACCTAATACACCTTTATTTTTATATGCTTCAGCTATTGCTAATGGTGAACCGCCTTTTGGCGTACCATCTTCTCTAGGGAAGTTTGGTTCATTAGTAGTATTATTATCTGCTTTACCTATTCTATCTTTACCTAATGGATCTCGTTGTGTACCAATAATAGATTGTTTTTCTTGAGGACGACCTACATCGCGTTTTTCATCATATCCTGAAGGAATATTAGTATTAGTACCTTGTCCCATTCTACCTTTACCATATAATGAAGCTAAGTCATGTGGGGTACCGTATGATTTACCAGTTTTAGCTGGGTCATTACCTTCGTTTTCAATTTGGCCTAAGCGGAATGCACGTTTTTTATCTTCAATAACTAAATCACGGAACTCATCATATTGATCTTCACTGAATTGGAAGATTTTATCATAAATGAAATCTGAAGGCATTAAGTTAGTGTCTTGCATTTGTTTAGCTAAGTCAACTTTTTCTTTCCATAATGCAATTTTTTCTTGTTCGAATATGATTGATGGAGTAGTTAATGATAACTCAAAGTTAGTCAACGCAGGTCCATCATATCCTTGAACGTATAAATGCACTAATGCCATTTTATACAATTCAGATAATGTAATACGTTGAATACGTTCAACTGTACGAGCAAATCTAATATCTTCAGCAGCTAATGTAGCTTTACCAGTTAAATCTTTTTCAAATCCGAAGAATGCTTTAGGTATCTTAAGTGCAGCTAACATCTCATCACGTAGAAATACTACATCATCAATTGCATTATATTCTAATCCTTTAATTGTGTCGATTTTTGTTGATGCTCTATCACCACGAGTTGGTAGATAGAAATCTTCCATCATATTCATCAAGTTATAGCGAAGATTATATTCACCTGTTTGTCCATCGACATAAGGTGTTTTTTTCATCTTCTGCATTAAACGTTGCATGTATGCATCTACCTCATTTGGAGGAATATTACCTACGTCAATTGTGAATACACGTTTTTCTGGGGCACGTGTGATACGATGCAACATCATTGCATCTTTCATTAACACATACTGCTTGTAAGTTTTACGAGCAGGCTCTATAAACGAGCGCCCGTAAGGCAAGTAGTTAGCGTCAGTTAATAGCCTAAAATGCGCTATTTCATAGTTTTCAAATTTGATTTTACCATCTCTATCTTTAACACGATTAGATATACCACCCGACGCAATGACCATTGGGTCAATCTTAAATGTTACCGCAGCTGGATTGTTTGGGTCTTGACCTTCTTCACGAACCATGTCGTATACTGACAATGGTATTACAGAGTATATACCAAATTTTTCAGCAACCTCCATGTGTAGATAGAAATCACCATACTTACACATATTGCGAGTCCATAACCATAAGTTAAACTCGATGTTTAATATATCGTAAAATAAGTTGTATAATATTTTTTGAACTACTTCATCAGATGATCTAATCTGAAGTACTTCACCCATTTCATTTTTTAATGTAGATTCATCAGCTAAAATATCTAATGCTGATGCGATAATTGACTCTGTATCCATTGCCTCATAGTCAGTATATAACTGAATACGAAGTGTTTGATAATTCATTGTTGGGTTGTACGGCATATTAGCTCCGTAGCGGTGCAACTTAGTAAATCTATCTATTAATGCGTTTGTCTTAACATTACCGTAGGCTTGTATTCTATCAACGTCTGTAACCTTTAATTGATTTCCTCCAACATTTCTGATGATTACATCTGTATTAAACAGACGAGTTAATCGGGTAAATAACCCTGGAGTACTATTATTTAATTCAGCCATTTTTATGTTTTATTATATCAATAAATATTTATTAACCTAGAACCCATGTTATATCTTCGAATTGTCCATGTCCATTGTTTACCATGTATGGGTTTTGAGTTCCATTAGGTAATGCAGGACCATAATAAGCATCTTCACCGCCTGTTTTTACTATACCATCAACAGCCGCTCTAGTTAAATTCATACCTTGTTCGTAAAATTTCATCGCAGTGTCTCTAGTAAATAATCCCATACCTAACGCCATTACCAAATCATCATTATATCCATTTTGCGCTTGTGCTTTACCATGCATCCAAATAAACACTCTTAATTCCTCTAACAAGCGCTTAGAATGGAAGATAAATTGCTTATCTCGAATATATGACTCCATCTTTGAAATAACAAGTGGTCTTGTTTTTACTGATGTAGTAAATCCAGGAACTGTTTGATCAGATTCCATTTTAGATAACCATTTATCCATAGTAATATCACCATATGAACGAGGTGAATAATATAGATTTTGATAACCTTTTTCTAATATTGTATTAACAACATCCCATCCAATATTTGCATTCTCCACGACCAATAAAGCGTTATTATACTCAGTAGCAACAGATACCAACATGTTTCCATAAGTACGAGTATCCACTTGCGATTTATATTCAGCAACTTGTTCACACGTTGTAGCATCGATGACGTGAAAAGCCGAATAGTCACTGCTATCACCGCGAGCAACGTCAGCACAAACAAGATACTGCTTGCTATAATCAGCATACTGCCAAATCCAAAAATCGCCACCCATGAACCTACGTTCAACAGGATCTTGTATAAATGTTTCTTCATAGAATGATAATATGTCAGGGTCAACAACTGAATTTCCTGAGCCTAAGAAGTCACAGTCATACTCTTGAGCAAACTCACGAGCTGACATATTTGTTCTTTCACGTTCTTCCCAAGCTTCATCTCTATCAGGATGTAAATCCCATCTTAATTTAATTGCTTTAAAGTCATTTTTATTAATCTCTGCCTCAGCATAGGTTTTATGAAACCAGTTACCAACACCATTTGGTGATGATAATGCTATAATACCTCCACCCGTTGCAATGGTAGGTTTAATACTCGTATAAATTTTATCAATACCTTCAATAAACGCGGCCTCATCTATTAGCAACAACGATACAGCGTACGATCTACCTGCATCTGATGCGGCTGATGTAGCTATAATTTGAGATCCATTTGCTAATTTTAATGATAATTTGTTATCAGATAATGGTTTTATATTACCTTTTAACCAACTTGGTAAGTTATTGTACATAAACTGTACTTTTTCTACCATTCCTTTAGCTGTTTCTTGCTTAGTAGCAATACACAACACAGTTTTATCTTTACTAAATAACATTGTCCACAAAGAATAACCTGCAGATAAAGTAGATATACCTAACTGTCTTGATTTATTTATAATAGTAAATCTCTCATTTCTAAAATTTGTTAATACATCTTCCTGAAATGGGTATAGATGGAATAATATTCTACCTTTTATTGGGTGAGATATATAACAGTATTTTCTAAAGAAATGTACAGGATCGGTAGCACATTTGATATATTCCGCCTTGATTATTTCTTTAATATTCGCTTGACTCATGTATATAAATATATAAAAAAAGTCTAACCTTACGGGGTTAGACTGTGTTAAACATTGGTCTAATAATGTTGAACGGATGTGTTCCTAAGGTAGACTAGAACCACTATTTTGCAACCATTAGATATACTAATCCACCAACTACAATACCAGCTCCAATCTTAGTGATTTTGTTCTTAAATTTAAGCTTTTGGTTTTGTAAGTATAATGCTTGGTATTGGTTTTTCCAATCTTTAATTTGTAAATCTTGATTGGTCATGATGTTTCTATATGTACCTTCTTTCTTAATATAAACAGCAATAACACTGTCCTTACCAACTACTCTAGATTCAGTTAAAGCAATGATACTGTCTTTAATAGGTAAAATTTGTTTAACACCATCTAATTCTGCCAAATCTTTAGCAGCATATACTAATACTGGTTGTGCTAAAGGTAGAGGGTTAGTTACTGTATCTGCAGGATAACGATTATTAAAAAATGTAATTATTTCTTTTTCGTTATAAGTATCAATTGCTGCTCTAGATGAATCAATGAATTTAGTAACTGTTTTTACATGAGATTTAGCATAAGCTAATTTATCTTGTAATTGCACATCTACTAATACTAATGAATCAATTTTAATACTATCTTGTACTAAATCCAATTTCATTGAGTCAACAGCTTGTACTAAACTGTCTTGTTTTTGTAAAAATTCTTTTGATAAACCAGCATCACTAACTTTATCAAATATAATATAAGCACCTACGATAACTGCTAATATTAATAAAACTGCTTTTTTCATATATTTTATTTTATAATTCCTGCGTAAAATTTCATTTTGTTAAGATCGTATTGATCAACTTCTTGTATTGGTTCTTCTGTATCTTCTAATTCGATATCACCTGCTTCAACACCACTACGTTTTTGTAAATATTTTGACCCAGCAACTAAATCAGCTAAACGCTTTTCTAATGTTATTTTTAAAGCACGTAAACGATCTAATTCTGTAGATGGTTCAGATGAAAACTCACCACCTGGTTTTGAACGTTTAGTTTTTGCAATATCACTTTTAACTTTAGTAATACGGTCTTCTAATGTACTTGCTTGCATAAATGCTTCGTAATCTTCATCTGATAATTGACCAGCTATAGGTGCTTTTTCGATTGCATCTTCTTCTGGTTCA